CCAGAAAACAGTAGTACAAGTGTTAATTTAATGGGTACGTATGTCCCAGACTAAAAATCAATACGGGAAATAACGATAAATAGAATTATGCTGAAAAGGCAAATTTAACTATAATAGGGTAATAGGAAATGTTAATATTAAAACAAAATACGGCGGCATCAGTCCCCACCCCGGCTGCGGGAAAAGGTACAATCTTCTTAAGTGATTCAGATGTACTGTCAGTCAAAAAGAGTTCGGGATCGGTCGAATCGTTCCCTACAGTAAGTGGTTCAAATACGCAGGTCTTCTTTAATGATGACAATGCTATTAATGGTAATGCAAACTTAACATTTGATAAAGCCACTAGTGTTCTTACTGTTACAGGTAATGTAGGCGCTACTAGAATTTTAACAGACAATCTGTTATATGCTAATGGTAATCCATACGATTTTCAACAGCCAGCAGGTTCAAACACAGAAGTTATCTTTAATGATGAAGGTGATTTCGGTGCAGATTCAACATTTACCTTTGACAAAACAACTGATACCCTATCAGCAACTAATGTTGTTGCAACTGCATTAACAGGTGAATTACAAACTGCATCTCAAACTAATATTACAAGTGTTGGTACCCTAACATCACTATCAGTAACAGGTAATTCAGATGCTGGAAACCTTAATGCAACTAGTACAGTAAGCGGTACAGACTTAAGCCTTTCAGGAAATGCAACTGTCGGTGGAAACTTAACAGTTAACGGCAATCTTACGTATGTTAATGTAAATTCTTTCGATGTCGAAGATCCAATTATTACAATGGGAGGTGGCCCAAACGGAGCGGCTCCTACTTCAGATGACGGTAAAGATAGAGGTACAGCATTACAATATTATGACGGCGGTGCAATTGTAGGATTCATGGGTTGGGATAACTCAGGATCAGAGTTTATTTTCGGTGCTGATGTTACTAACACAGACGAAGTAATCTCAGTTAACACATACGGTAACGTTCACGGTAACGTATTCATAGGTGATGCAGGTGGATTATCTAACGTAATCGCCGCAAATATTTCAGGTACAGTAGCAAACGCAACTCACTCATCAACAGCAAATACAATAGTTGATGCGGCACAACCTAACATTACAAGTGTTGGTACGTTAACAAGTGTTATTGGTGGAGAAGGTTCTTCATCAGACTTCGGAAACGCAACAGCAATATTCGGCAAAGACAACACAGGATCATCATTAGGTGATAACATCGGTGTTGTTGGTGAAGCCGCGGCAAACTCAACAGCAGGCATCAATGGTATTGGTGTATACGGATACGGCGCAACAAACGGATCAGATAAAGGTACTGGTGTTTATGGACAAGGTGTCATAGGAGACACTAATGATACTGGAGCGGCAGTAGGTGTACGAGGTACAACAGCCGGAGTACATGCTAGTGGTATGAACGTAGGTTTATACGGTCTTGCTTCTGGTTCTAGTGTTTCTAACTATTCTTTGTATCTTGTACAAGGTAGTATCGGAACTATAGAAAACCCAATTACATGGGAAGTTGCAGATAACGAAGCAGGTGCATTAAGATGGAGTTCAGCAGGTAAAGCAAACATCTTTATGATCGAATCTACTGACAATGCTGAAGGTATTTCAACAACAGGTTACTTAAACGTAACAGGTAATATTACTGCAACAGCAGGTATTAAAACAGACAACTATTATTATGCAAACGGAGCACCAGTTGACTTTCAACAGCCAGCAGGTTCAAACACGGAAGTTATCTTTAACGATGACGGAGATTTCGGAGCAGATTCAACATTTACATTTGATAAAGACACTAACGTCTTATCAGCAACAACTGTAACAGCAACTACATTAAATGGTACTTTAGGTACTGCATCACAAACTAACATTACTTCAGTAGGAACATTAGGTTCATTATCTGTAACAGGTAATGTTGGTGCAGGTAACGTTAATGGTACAGGCGGTGTATTCACATACGTATCAGGAGATGGTGCTAACTTAACATCAACTGCTGGTGCTAATGTAACAGGAGAAGTATCATTCGCCGCAACAGCAAATGCAGTAGCAGGTGCTAATGTAAGCGGAGAAGTTAACTTTGCAGCCACAGCAAACGCAGTAGCAGGTGCTAACGTATCTGGTGAAGTGTCAAATGCCGCAACTGCAAACGCAGTAGCCGGCGCAAACGTATCTGGTACAGTTGCTCTTGCTTCAGTAGCAGGCACAGTGTCAGGAGCCGCACAAGCAAACATTACATCATTAGGTACATTAACTGGTTTAGGTGTCAACGGTACAATTACTGCTTCAGCAATCACAGCAAACACAGGAGTGTTTACAGGTGATGCAGGTGGTTTATCAAACGTAGTCGGCGCTAATGTAACAGGTACAGTATCAAGTGCTACAACAGCAGGTACTGTAACAACAGCCGCACAACCTAACATTACTTCAGTAGGAACTTTAAGTTCTGTAACAACTTCTGGTAATGTTGATACAACAGCAAACGTTGTAACTGATGATATTGTTGGTAAAACAGGCGGAGTTACAATTACAGCAATCGGCACAGATCAACCTATCTCATTAGTAACAACAGGAACAGGTTCAGTTGATGTAAACTCAGCAAGAATTACAGAACTAGCAACACCAACAGCCGCAACAGATGCCGCAACAAAAGCATATGTTGACAGTGTTGCAGAAGGTTTACACGTACATGAGTCTTGTGAAGTTGCAACTACAGGAACACTTACATCTATCACAGGTGGAACAATCACTTATGATAATGGAACATCAGGTGTTGGAGCAACATTAACAACATCTTCTGGTAACTTTGATACAATTGACGGACAATCATTCTCAAACGGAGAAAGAATTCTTGTTAAAGACGAATCAACAGCCGCAAACAATGGTATTTACGTTAAAACATCATCTACAGTTCTGACAAGAGCAGATGATTTCGACACACCAACTGAAATGGCAGGTGGAGATTTCACATTCGTATCAACAGGTACACAATACAACGATACAGGTTGGGTAATGACTGATGCAGTAGCAACAGTTGGTACTAGTGCAGTAAATTTTGTTCAGTTCTCAGGTGCTGGTACATTTACAGCAGGCGCAGGTCTTACACTAACTGGCTCAGAGTTCTCTATTACAGATACAGCAGTATCAGCCGCATCTTACGGTAATGGAACTCACAATGCAACATTTACAGTTAACAGCAGAGGTCAATTAACAGCGGCGGCTAACGTTGCTATTACAGCAAATGCTGAAGCATTGACAGGCACAACTCTTAACTCAAGTGTTGTAGACTCATCATTAACATCAGTTGGTACAATTGATACAGGTGTATGGCAAGGTACAGCAATTGGAGCGGCTTATGTTTCAACACTTAACCAAAACACAACAGGTTATGCCGCAACTGTTTCAAGTGCCGCACAACCTAACATTACTTCTGTCGGTACACTAACAGGATTAACAGTATCATCTACAATCTCTGGTTCAATTGACGGATCAGCCGCTTCTGCTACAACAGCAGGTAGTGTAGATAACTCTGTTACATTTAACAACAGTGGTTCAGGTGCAACTTCAGGCACAACATTCAATGGTGGAACAGCAAGAACTGTTTCTTATAACACTATTGGAGCACCTAGCACAACTGGTACAAATGCATCAGGTACTTGGGGCATCAACGTCTCAGGTTCAGCCGCTTCTGCTACAACAGCAGGCACAGTAACTACTGCGGCTCAACCCAACATCACATCTGTTGGTACTCTTAGTTCATTAACTGCATCTGGTCAGATTCAGGGTGGATCTTTACGATCAACTACACTGACAACAGGTAGTAACTCAACAGCAGGTTCAGTCACAGGTGATTGGACTCTGACTGCAGGTTCTACATGGAATGCAACATATGCTGACTTGGCGGAGAAATACACAGCAGACTCAGACTATGAGCCTGGTACAGTTGTAGTATTCGGAGGAGATGCAGAACTATCAGTAACAGGACAACATGCAACACATACTGTTGCAGGTATTGTAACAACTAATCCTGCTCAAGTCTATAATGCAGAATGTACTGCAGGCGAGGGTGAATTTGTTGTAGAACTAGCACTGATCGGTCGTGTACCATGTAAAGTAATCGGCCCAATTGAAAAAGGTGATCTAATTGTTACTTCTGATCAAGCAGGATTTGGATGTAAGGGTGATCCTGATAACATCAAGCCCGGTAGTGTAATCGGTAAAGCAATCTCGGCATTTAATGATGGCCTAGACGGCGTAGTCGAAGTACTAGTAGGCAAAAACTAATTCTAACTACCTTAGAATCGTTAAGTCACACTTAACATGTAGAGAGAGTCGAAAGACTCTCTTTCCATATATGGAATTTGTTCGACAACCTGATTTAAGATAAGTAGATATATGAATACTTTTACGATGAGTTTCGATACTCGGATGGCTGAATGGTATCAATTGCGTGAATCACTAAAAGATTCAGATTTAGAAAAAATATGTATAGACGTAGATAAATTTTGGCAACAATGTCCACTAAATAACTATTATCTACATCCACATGATATAAAAGATTGGCCCAATCCATGGCAACTCTTACAAGATAATCATTACTGTTTTTATGCACGTGCATTGGGTAACATATATACTTTGGCAATATTGGGCATAAAAGGTGTTGACTTAGTATCAGCAATAGATTATACTGATACAGAAGTAGTATTAGTCCTAGTAGACAACGCAAAGTATGTGTTGAATTACTGGCCGGACTCTGTAGTAAATACAGTGCTGTCGGATTTTAAGAATGTCAAGCATATTGACATAGAACCGTTGTATAACAAAATAAATTAGGTAAAGAATGAACATTAAAGTCACTAAAAGATCAGGAAAGGTAGTAGAATTACAACTAGAAAAGTGGCAAGCACAAGTAGCAAAAGTATGTGAGGGAGTATCAGATGTATCACAATCGATGATTGAAATTACATCGCAACCACACTTCTTTGATGGTATCACTACTAGAGAAATTGATGAACTTACTTTACGTGCTATAGTTGATTTGATTGACGAAGAACAATCTCCTGAAACAGGTCATACAAACTATCAATTTGTAGCAGGCAAACAACGTCTATCTATGTTGCGTAAAGATGTGTACGGAGATTATCAACCGCCGCATCTATATAAAATTGTTAAGAAGAATATAGAAGCAGGATTATATAGTACAGATTTACTTAAATGGTATAGTGAAGATGATTGGAATAAAATGGAAAAGATCATCAACCACGAAAAAGATGAAAACTTATCTTATGCCGCTATCGAACAAATGATAGGTAAATATCTTGTCAGAAATAGGTCGACAGGGCAGATATACGAGACTCCGCAAGTTAGATATATGATTGCGGCCGCAACAGTATTTCATAAAGAAGAACCGCTGTCAGCAAGAATGAGATATATTAAAGAATATTATAATTGTGCAAGTGATGGTTTATTTACATTAGCAACTCCGGTATTGGCAGGGTTAGGAACACCCACTAAACAATTTAGTTCTTGTGTATTAATTAAAAGTGATGATGACTTAGACAGTATTTTTGCATCAGGCGAAATGATGGCAAAGTATGCCAGTAAACGTGCTGGTATTGGTCTTGAAATAGGGCGTTTAAGACCCCTAGGAGCGCCTATAAGAGGCGGAGAGATCATGCATACGGGAATGATACCCTTCTTAAAGAAGTGGTTCGGAGACTTGCGTTCATGCTCACAAGGCGGTATTCGTAATGCTAGTGCAACAGTCTTTTATCCTATTTGGCATCATCAATTTGATGATTTAATTGTACTAAAAAACAATCAAGGTACTGAAGAAACAAGAGTAAGACATATGGATTATGGTGTGTGTCTTAATGCATTCTTTTGGAAACGTTTTAAAAACAAAGAAAATATTACATTCTTTGATCCAAATGAAGTGCCTGATTTGTATGAAGCATTCTATTCAGATACTGCTAAATTTGAGGAACTGTATCTCAAATATGAAAAGTCCCGTAGCCTGCGTAAGAAAGTAATGTCAGCAGAAGAAGTATTTAAGTCCGGTATTTTAAAAGAAAGAACAGATACAGGAAGAATATATTTAGTTTACGTTGACAATGTATCTAATCAAGGCCCATTTGATACTACAGAGCATCCTATCTATCAAAGCAACTTGTGTTGTGAGATATTATTGCCTACAAAGCCTTTTAAACGTTTAGATGACGATAAGGGACGTATTGCATTGTGTACATTGGGATCGTTGAACTGGGGAGCATTCAGACACCCTGAGGACATGCGTAGAGCATGTCGTATACTACAACGTAGTCTGTGTAATATTTTAGATTACCAAGATTTCTTATCGATTCAAAGTCAACTAAGCAACGATGAAATACAACCATTGGGTATTGGTGTCACTAATTTAGCATATTGGCATGCAAAACGTGATTATCATTATGGTGACAAAGATGCATTACAAGATGTTAAATCTTGGATAGAACATCAAGCCTTTTATTTAACTGAAGCAACTGTTGAATTAGCAAAAGAAAGAGGCAAGTGTTTAGATAGTGATAAAACATGGTATGGCAAAGGCAAGTTTCCTTGGGAACGTAGAGCAAAGGGTGTTAATAAATTAGCCAACTTTAAGCCAGAGTGTGATTGGGAATCATTAAGAAAAGAAATGAAAGAGCATGGTGTTAGAAATGCAACTTTAATGGCAATTGCCCCAGTAGAATCATCTAGTGTAGTTATTAATTCTACAAACGGTATTGAAATGCCAATGAGTTTAATCTCTGTTAAAGAAAGTAAAGCAGGATCATTAACACAAGTAGTACCAGACTATCATATCAAACGTGTAAGAAACTCTTATCAGTTGATGTGGGAACAACAAGACTGTGATGCATATCTAAAGACTGCGGCAGTACTAGCGGCCTATGTAGACCAAAGTATATCAACAAACACATTTTACAATCCAGCACACTTTAAAGATCAAAAGGTGCCTACAACATTGATTGCAAAAAACTTAATGCAGGCACACCAATGGGGACTTAAGACTTTTTATTATTCTTTAATAAATAAAGCGGGAGTTAAAAGACAAGACGAACAACTAGTAGAAATAGCAAAACAATACATTGACGAACCAGCATTTGATGATGATTGCGAAGCATGTAAACTATAGGAATTAATTATGAGTAAAGAACAGTATGATTTATCAAAGAAAACTAATTATTTGGAAAGCACAATGTTTTTAGACCCTTCGGGTCCGGTAACTATTCAAAGATTTGAAGAAGTAAAATATGACAAAATAGCAAACTTTGAAGAAACTGCTAGGGGTTTCTTTTGGATACCAGAAGAAATTAGTTTGACAAAGGACGCATCTGATTTTAAAGATGCCAGTGATGCTGTTAAACATATTTTTACTGCAAATCTCTTACGACAAACTGCATTAGATAGTTTACAAGGCAGAGGACCTGCACAAGTTTTTACTCCTGTAGTGAGTTTGCCTGAGGTAGAAGCATTATGCTACAACTGGTCTTTCTTTGAAACTAACATTCACTCACGTTCTTATAGTCATATTATTAGAAACATATACAATGTACCCAAAGATATTTTTAACACAATACATGATACAAAAGAAATTGCTGATATGGCATCTAGTGTAGGTGAATATTACGAAGCATTGCATCAAATTAATTGTAAAAAAGAAATGGGTCATAAGATTGATGAACATGAACACATTAAAGCAATTTGGATGGCACTACATGCAAGTTATGCCTTAGAAGCATTAAGATTTATGGTTTCGTTTGCTACATCGTTAGCAATGGTAGAAAATAGAATCTTTATTGGTAACGGCAATATCATTTCATTGATTTTACAAGATGAATTATTACATAAAGGTTGGACGGGTTGGATTATCAATCAAGTAGTAAAAGAAGACAAACGATTCTTAAAAGCACAAAAAGAATGCGAACAAGAAGTATATAATATGTATATGGATGTAATTAGAGAAGAAAAAGAATGGGCAGACTATTTGTTTCAGAAAGGTCCTGTAATTGGTTTGAATGCAAACATTCTTAAAGAATTTGTAGATTATACAGCATTAGAATCACTTAAAGCAATAGGTATAAAATACAACGAACCTGCTCCAAAAGTAAGTCCTATTCCATGGTTTAATAAACACAGTGATACTAGCAAAAAACAAACAGCATTACAAGAAAATGAATCAACTAACTATGTAATAGGTGTCATGTCAGAATCACTTGATTACGAAGCCTTACCCGAGTTGTAAGCGCCAAAAAATATTATTTGACTGTAATACTGCATTAAATAAACTTATAACATTTAACTATCTAGGAGAAAGAATGAAAGCCATTGTATGGAGCAAAGATAATTGCACATTTTGTGATCAAGCAAAAAAATTGTTAGAATCTAAAGGTGTTGAGTTTGAAGAAAGAAAAATCGGACACGGGTACACATTAGAAGACTTATTAGCAGTAGTCCCTAATGCACGTACTGCCCCACAAATCTTTTTAGATGAAGATTATGTTGGTGGATTTACTGAATTAAAACAAAAATTGGAGTCATAATGAGTAGTATAATTAAATTAGGGCAGGTCTACTCTTTTAAACTAAACAGCGGAGAAGAAGTAGTATCTAAAGTAGTAGGGAATGAAGATGGATTTTTTGAACTTGAAGATCCAGTATCTCTTGCACCCAGTCAGACTGGCATGGCTCTTATCCCTAGTGTATTTTCTGCTTCAACCGCTGAAAATCCAAGACTAAATACTAATAGTGTTTCTCTTATTGCTGTTACAGCAGATGAAGTCAAGGACAAATACAGAGAAGCAACAACCGGAGTAACAGTACCGGAGAAAAAAATATTAGTAGGATAAAATTACATGGCGAAATTAAGCCGCAAGGGAGATAAGAACACTACAGGTGGTAAAATTCTCAAAGGCTCAGAAACTGTCTTTGCAGAAGGCAAACCTGTAGGTCTCCACGTTAGTGAAATTTCTCCACACGATCCAAAACCAAATAAAAAACCTCACAAAGCCGCAAAAACAACTGAAGGTAGTCCCACAGTGTTTTGTGAAGGTAAACCTGTACTCAGAGTAGGTTCCGGAAACGATTGTAAACACAAAATCGTAGAAGGAGCAGAAACGGTATTTGTTCCGTAAGGTAATATATGGCAGACACAGGTAAACAAAGTCCTTTAGGTCAAAATGTATTAGGCGGCCTTTTACAAAACAGATGTCTTAGGATCAACCCTAACGCCCAATTCTTTATGGGTATTAGCAGATCAAACTCAGAGTATATATTCGGTACACTTGTACAAAATACTGTGCTTAGAATGCTTGTATGGTCTATTAATGATGCTTATTTAAGAGGGGTTGTGGGAAGTGGCACATATAATAATCTTATTTCAATTAGTGGATATGGCAGTTGCTACGCATTAGGAAATTCAAAACCTCCTACATATATTGCAGAAGATGCATCAGAATCGTGGGCAGGAAAAACATCAGGATCATCTG